TTCCATTCTTCTCTACGTTTGTCACAACCGCAGTCTGGATAAATTTTTTTCCAGATCCAACGTATACCTGTATACTTAGTAAAATAATAAACTATGTCTCCTAATTTCATACCTCTTGCTTTTTATAAATTAAATAACAGATAATTGTTATACTAATACATACAGGACAAGGGTGTAATATTGCTATGTTCATTTTAAAATTTTTTTTACTTTTTTGATTGTTCGCTTGATACTACAATAATCGATACCAGTTTTATAACTGATCTGTAACATACTAATGCCGTCTTTATATACTAGTTCAAAGATCTTCCTGTCATACCAATACAGCTGACTTAACTTTTCTTCTATAACTTGTAATGTGGCTTCAGTAGATTCCTGCCCCTCAGTAGATAAATTGAGGTTTTCTACTAACTCTTTGTCAGTATATCGATTACTATAGTTAACGTGGTTTAACCAGATACTACGTAATGCTTTATATATAAAATAGTAGTTGACTTCGTTCTTGTTATACAATATAGATCTGTTGTTTTTTTCAGACCAATCGTATACTTTTAAATACATATCTTGAACAAGATCCTCACTAGTCATAAGGTCACAGCCGAAACTCTGGACTATCCTAATCCAGTCTGAATGTTTTTCAGCTAACTTGTCTAATATGTTTATCATTGTTTAAGTCAGAATGGTACGTTTTTAGGATCTTTTAGTTCAGTCGGTAGTATATGAGTACCATTGATAGTGAAACCTACGTTATTTACAATAGATTTCATTTTAATAGGATTGTCTATTGGAGTTGGTCTACCTCCAGTTTCTACCTCTTTAATTTTTCTGACGTGAATATGTGATTGAGTCCAGTCAGTCGGATGCTGTACGTATCGGTGTATAACAATAAAGTCATCTGCTCTATTTACAAACTTACCACCGCCTTCAACATCACTAGCTAGTGGAGGAATAGGATGTCCTACGTATTCGTGACCTACAGGATGCTTCCAACGTAGTGCTTGAGTGTTAGCGTGAGTGTTTAACCAAATACTGATACCATATTTCTTGCAGAACATACGCATCTCAGTAGTGGCTAAATAGTCATACTCGTGTCCCCCTAACTTACTCATCATTTCCTCATCTTTAGTTAATGAATTATACGGATCTATTAGTAAACCTTCGAACTTAAATTCTTTATGGAACGCTCGAGCAAACTCAAGCAAAGTGCGATAGGTATGAAGGGTATCATTACTAATGATCTTAAACCTTTTAGTAATATAATTAAAATGTTTCTTAAAAGTTTCATCGTCTATTTTGTTAATTGGTTTCTGTTCTAAAAATTCTACTAGTTTTCTAATAATACTATGAGGTTCATTTTCACTACTATATACTAACCATTTTATATTGTGCTTTTTAGAGTAACATAACATTAAATAAAGGATCACTGTAGTTTTACCTACGTTAGCGTGTCCTAGTACTACATTAAAATTACCTGTCTTGAACCTTATGTATTGATCTATTTCATTTATATCTAATCTATATCCTTCCTTAACATTTCCATTCCTTATATCTTTCAAATACTGGAATGTATCCTCTGTATTTATAATCATTCGTTTGTTTGTTTATTTGTTTATCAAAAAAAAAGGGGACAAAAGTCCCCCTGTTATTAGAATGGCACATTGTCTAACTCTCTATCTGGTTGATGCTGTCCACTAGTTACTTGCTGTGTTTGTGGTTTCCAATCACTAAACTTACTATAAATTTTTGAAGGATCATTTTTACTTTTTAAAATATCTACTGTAATGAAACCATTGTTACCTTGTGCAAACTCTTCCTTAGTTTTTAGGAATGCCTGTAACTCTTCTACTTTGATTGATAATTTACATACCACGAAATCTAGACTACTAGTTTTTGGTATAATGCTATTTACGAACTCTGTCTTACTCATTTTTATTTATTTAAAAGATTATGAAATTCATTTGTATAATGTTCTGTTTCCATTATATCAATTTTACCTGTTGATACTAATTCTATTGCACCTTTGAACGCTACCTGTCTTAGTATCGACTGACCTGTATCGTATTTTGGTTTACTAGCGGTTTGTGTGCCTCCGCCTACTGACAACAATTTAGCAGTTTTGTATTTAGGATTACTTACCTTATACTCAATGTTAGATCCTGTCTGTGCAGTAAACTTACCAAAAAATGTATACATACCACTATTTTGTAGTTGTACCTTAAATTTTGGTGTACCATTGTAATCTCCATCTGGAGTTACCTTAACTACTACATCTCTCATACCCTGTTGAATTGTTTATCGTTAAACATTGCCTCTCTAGCTACTTCTATCTGTGCTTGGAGAAATTCTACTTTTTTGTTGAGTCGCTCAACCTCGTTTTCTAGAGCATCGACTCTTGCTCTTAAATAATCACTCATAGTTTTTGAATTTTGTTATACAATAATATTTGCTTGACAAGTTAGTAAAAAAATGTTAATAAAAAAATAAAATTGAAAAAAAAAAGAGGATAACTGACTGGCTATCCTCTCTTTACAAATAAACAAAAAACAAGTTACTCGTGATTACGTAACAAAGTCTTGGTGCTAATTTAAACCTTTTTTTAGAACTTTTACCTTTTCTTCATAAATATTTATTAAATCCAGTAAATCATACTCCATTAATTTTAATGTTTTCTTGCTTAACATATACAATTCCTCTGCTTTTTCTTGTCCTAGCCATAGACTATACTTGTATTGTTCTCCGTATCTAAACACGTTGCAGGATTTACACTGAACTTGACAATTATCTTCGTGCCATCTAGTACTCATATATTTACGAGACATAAAGTGTCCGCAGTCCATACTTTTCCAGTGATCTTGCTTACCACACGTTACACACTCTACATACCCATTTCCGTTTGCGTTACGCAGTCGTATGTAGTGGCTAAATACTGTATCTAGTTTTTTAATTAGTCCTTTACGTGTAGGTTTTCTAGGCATTATCCCTGTAAACTATCTCTCAAGAACATTTGCCCTTGACTTTTATTGTATTTTTTGATTATTCTGTAGATATAACGACTGGTTACTTCTGCGTTTTCCCATTCGCTTTTACTAGAGTCTGTTCCTAAGTTTGTGTAGATGATCGCATTTAACTCAAGTAGGTTATCGATCTTTTTTTTATCACTCCAAGATCTATAAGAATCTATTTTATCGGCTTTTTCCCTGTACATAACATATTGTTTAATGTATAGAGAGGTTAATTCGTTTTGCATACGTTAGATCGCTTTAAAATGACTTATATATATAGTCTATATATAATAGTCTATATACCATAGTATATATACAATAGTATATGTATACTATAGTATAGTCTAAAAAAATATTAATTTATTTTGAATTGACCAAACTCTATACTGATTTATTTTCTATTAACGTATTCTTTCATCATTTTTTCTCCAGTACGCCCTATGACATACCCTCCAATACCTAACTGCAATAAGTTCCAAAACTCATTTTCTAGTTCTGGTATTTTAAAGTCAAATAAAGGTGCTATGAATTTTACGTATATAACTATAAATCCAAATGCTAACATTAGTATAGGACGCCACGAACGTTGTAGCCAATTTCCTTTTGCTTCTGCTATTATGATTTCAGTTTGCATTTTCTGAAGTTCTAGTTCTTTTTCTCTCAAGATCCTAAATACCTCGTTCTTTGCTTTCAGTCTTTCCTCATCACTAGTAAACAGATCATCTATTACTTTTCCGATCTCTCCTACTACACCTTTACTGAACCAATCAATAATTTTTTTCATTGCCAACGGATTTGAAATTGTACAAATAACAAGTATAAATCAAATTCATAAAAGTCATATCCCTCTTCTGGTACGTAATAATTCCAACCTACTACTAAACCATTTGGCAATCTATTTATAATACTTATCTCCCAATTTTCCATTTTACGATTCACTTATATATTTATACTCTTCTTTTGCGTTGAAACTAGGACATTCCTTATCGCTAAAATCACAATGACCATATACCACTGACTTAGGATACAATCCCTTTAACTGACATAACAGATCTTCTAAAGCGTTTTTTTGCAATGAATTTCTAGTGTCCTTTGCTTCAAAATCTTTATCTAAACCACCTGCATAACATAGACCTATACTATCAAAATTTTGTCCCCTAGTGTGCGCTCCTGTCTTTTCTAGTGGTCTACATTCGTGGATCTCTCCGTTGAGGTCTATAAAAAAATGATATCCAATATCACTCCACCCTCTTTCTTCTACGTGCCATTTACGTAGATCTTCTATAGATATATCACGCCCTTCTGGTGTTGCTGTACAATGAATTATAATCTTTGCTATACTACGCATCTGAATTAAATTTAAAGTCAACATAGTTTAAACCATAGAACCTATGCACACCTTCATTGTCAAGATCTACTGAATACGATTTCCATCCGTATGGGTGATCAGCGTATATTAACGTATCGTTTTCATCTAACGTGTCTGTTACATTCCAAAGTACGTCTACGTGCCATTTACTAGATAATACAGGTTCTTTAACAACATTACCTTCCTCATCATACTCTGCTTTTTCTAAAGCAATATGCCCTAAGTGTATTACAGTGTGATTATGTGAAGGATACGTTTCGTTTGTTTCGTCGTTTGTTATTGTACCTAAACCCTCTTCTTTGCTTTCGGCTTGTTCTTTTGAGTCAAACTCGTATTTACCTATTTTCATATCTAACTAGTTAATTCTGTTAATTCTGCATCTGTTAATGCTGTATCGTAATATCTTAAATCTTTTACTTTTCCATAAAAGTCTAATAATCCATCTGCTCTGTCAAAAGATAATTTATTTAATACTCCAGAACTATAAGATGAATCAACATTTTGAGTACCTATTTTATTACCATTTACAAAAAAACTATGATTTATATTGTTATATACAATAGCCACTTTCATATTAGTTTTTATATCAGTAGTTGAATCAACAATAGCATTACCAACTGGATTGCCATTTTTAAATAACCTTGACAATATAAAATTATTTGTGTCTAATCTTATTACTATGTTATTATTAGTTGTTCCGTCAGATAAAGAAATCCATCTATTTGTACCATCATCAGATAACGCTTGAATTTCCGCATATAACACACCTTCTAAATCGTTAAATATAGTAGCATCTCCTGCATCTGTGCAGGTTTCTTGTGAACGAGATGCTGATTGTTCTAACGTAGGTATATAAGAAGTTAGATCTTCGTATTCACATTGTGCTCCCCATACATATACACTAGAGTCACTTGACGTATCTGATGAATCTACACGACCTTGACTACTTCTAGGAGATACAAAAGAAATTAATTCTGAATGGAAATCGGTTTTAAATTTAAACCATAATCTATACCATCCATCACGATACTCTATATAACCTTGATCATATATTTCGAACTCCCCTTCTTCATTTGTAACAAATGTTTTTGTACTAAACTGAAATGTAACATCTACTCTAGCAGGATATACTCCCTGCGTTCTCATAGCAAAAAAGTCTCCAACGTTTTGTTTAACGAATATTGAAAATGTCATATCATATTCATCTGACGCTGTTTTTGTAAAACCTTTACTAAGATAATTTGATACACCTGTTGTGTCTCTTGTAATTTTTTCTGCGGTATATTCTCCACTAGGCGATATAGTACTACCTCCTACTGTTATGTTTGAGTCAGTCCAATTACTAAAATCATCAGAATGCGGTAATTCATTTGTACTAGTGTTTTCTAATAGCAACACAGGACAATTACCATCCTTCCAGTCTAATCTAGGTATGTCTGTTGTAACCTCTTCAATATATCCGTCTTTGTTACACCTCGTGGCTGTACTATTTCTTATAAATGTGAAATCGCCATCCCCATCTAAAGGAATAGCTGAAAATACAGTCCTATTTTTATAGGCACTTGGTATTAATGCTAACTTTGGTTTTTGCATATTATTCTATTTCTTCACTTGGCTCTGGAAAATACTCTGGATGTAATTCTTTACATTTTTCTGTCCACTCTGCTATTGCAGATGAGGAACCAAATACGTGTACTCCTACAGGTTCACACCATACCATTTGATTATCCCAATCCTCACTTGGCTCTCCATCCCAAAGAACGTCAACGTGATAGTCGTCAGACAATACTGGCGGAGTTATTTCTTCTCCATCCTCGTCGTATGATCCACTCTCTAGTACAATATTACCTAATCTAACAATTGAATGGTTATGCGTAGGGTTTCCATCCTCGTCAACACCTAGTGCGTTTATTTTAGTTGTAGCAGATCCTTTACTGCCAAATTTGTATTTTCTAAATGTTTTCATAATTATATAGTTGTTAAATCTTCTAATTCTTCGTCAGTTAATACAGTTGGGAACATTATTAATTGTTTTGTGCTATATGTACTGTTTTGTACTCTCCAATTAAATTGTTCTAATTCTACAACTGTTACTTGATACGTTCCAAGTAAAGAACCATTTCCAAATAATTTTATTGTATTGCCATTTATTGATAAAGCAATTTTTTTAAACTCATCTTTATTACCTAAATTAAAGTCATAATTATTAACTGGATATTCAGTTCTTAATCTTATACGACTAACATTAGTTCCAGAGTTATCAATTTCAATATATATTCTAAAAATAGCGGCAACAGGATTGGTTTTTTCAAAGATAAATTCTCCACCGCCACCAGTATATTTTGTTTGACCACATTCAATAAATAGAGTTTGACTTGTTGAATTTTCAAAATCATATTTACTTAATGATTCAATATTCCTCGAAACACTTGTGCCATAGGTTGGAATATAACTTGTTGGGTAACTTCCTAATTCGTGTTGTGCTCCATAAATTAAGATTCCTGATGTACCATCTCCTGCAAAACTTGGACCTTGACCTGAATTAGATGGATCATTTGAACATTTTATGGTAAGGTTGTCAGATGAACCACTTGCGATTGTAGTTGCAGTAAACCCTACACGATACCAACCATTTCCGAAATCTTCTACAAATGTGGAATCAGCATTTGAACCATTAATTACACCTGTATTCAAGTTTACTGATACATAAACCCATTGCCCATATAAATGATACATTCCAGTTGTTAATACAATATTTGCGTACTCATCTGCCTTTGCAAAGACGCTAAATGTAAACTTATCACCTGAAGAAATAGAACCATATGCCTGACTATTGATTGAGTGTTGTGTGGTTGTAGTGTTAGGGATAAACTTTGCTGAATTATTTTTATTTTCAGGAGACAAACCATAATTTATTGATATGGTTGTATTTGATTTATTATATGTATCAAAATGTTCCGAATGATTTAGACCATTTGTCCTTGTAGGTTCTAATAAGAGCGACGGACAAGAAGCATCAGTATAATCTATTCTTGGTACATTGTCTGTAATACCACCATAAACTGCTGATGTAGTTGTTTCTATATAGTCTCTTGCTACAAGTCCTTGTTCAAGTTGTGCATCTTGGATGTAGATGTTACCTGATGTGTGAGTGATATCACCATTACCTAATGCAGGGTAAATAAGCACTAAATTGCTTGTTGAGTTAAAAGATATACTACAACGATACCAACCGCCTCCGACATCTTCAATCTTTCGGTCAATCAGTCCAGTTTGTGTTACGCCTAATGCGCCATTTGCTAAATCAAAATAAGATTGAGCAGTTGTGCCTGATGTGTTTACTCTTAAACGAATCCAATCTTCGGTTCCTGCCTTTGCGTAAATACTGAAAGTTTGAACTCCACTTAAACTGACAAATTGTTTTAATCTTTGGCTATCAGTACCATCTGTAATGTCAAGAAGCCAAGCATCATTAGAGCCATCATAACCACTTTGACCACTCGTAATACTTGTGCTTGTAGTACTCCAAGTAGTATCAAAACTATTTGACTGCAACAACAAATTCTGTGTTTCCTTTTCTATTAACCCACTTTGATTAACACGAGTCGCACTTGTTGAACGTGAAAAAGAGAAATCCCCATCTCCGTTAATAGGTTTTTGACTGTATATTTTACCTGTTTTTGTCCCACTTGGGATTAATACTAAACTTGCTTTATTATACGTACTCATATTATATAGTTGTTAATGCGATACACTCGCTGTCTGTTAATGTTTTAGGGAAAACAGCATATTCGTTTATATTTATTGTGCTACCAGTACCTTCTAACTCAATCCTATGCCAAGTATTAAATAAATCACTTGTAGGATTTGTTATCTTTACTCCATTTATAAAAACATTAATTAATTTAGTAGTCCAATTTCTCTTAACTAATATTTTAACCTCGTCTGTTGAAGTGTTAGCACCAGGAATAGAAAAATTTCCATTTATATCTTGAAAAACAACAGCTAATCTTTTAGCATTTGTACTTGACCTGTATATTCTTACAGAGCCAAGATTATTAACATTTGAACTTAATCTTACATTAATTGCAGAACTTTCCCTCACTAGTGATTTATTATTTGTAAAATGAAAAAAATGAGTAACACTTTTCCCATCAACACCACTATCACTTAAATCTAAAACTAAATTACGATCCGTAGACCTCGTTACACTTGTTCCGTAAGTGGGTATGTAACTTGTGCTATAATTTCCTTGTTCTACTTGAATACCCCAAACATAAAAGCCACTTGTTCCATCTCCTGTATAGTAATCAGTATCTGTATTTGAGTTTATAAATCTTAAATCAAAGTCATCATTAGTTGAACTTGTTGGAGTTCCTGTTACTGATAATCTAACCCAATCATTTCCAAACTCTTCAATATTTGCTTCTGCATTATTTGTATTTACTACTGTTTTATTAATTAAATTAAAAGTAGCCATAATATTAGCATTTCCTAAATTAAGACGTAAATATCTATCTCCGCTTTTTAATTTAGCAAAAACAGAAAAAGTGTAAGTTAGATTTTGTGTAATAGAAACTGTATTTCTCATTACGTGAGTATCAGTTGTTGAGTTTTCTATTAAACTTGTAGCGTTTAAATTACCACTTGGAGAAATAACAGAATTTTCAACTGTTGTAACTCTATAATTAAATCTATTATTGCTTGAGTCTTCATAAAACAATTCTGAATACGGCATTAGATTTGTCCGAGTAGGTTCAAGTAAAAGCGAAGGGCAACTTGCACCACCGCTATAATCTAATCTTGGTAAATCTTCTAATATACCCGCTTTACCAGTTGTTGCACCACTTTCAATATAGTCAGTAGCTACTAAACCTTTTTCTACTTGAACGTCTTGGATATAAAAATTTCCTGCTGTTGTAATTGAGCCAATTCGAACATATAAAGTAGATGAAACATCAGCAGTTATGCTTATACGATACCAACCTTCGCCTACATCAGTAATGTTTTTATCGATTATATTAAAACTACTTATATCAGTACCGCTTGTCAAATTAAATCGTCCATAATTAATTGTTTGTAAACTTAAAAAATCTATTTGAATTTCATCAATAGTACCTGCTTTGACATAGGCACTAAAGTTAAAAACTCCATTAAAGGTTTTATTTTGATATGTTACATAACCTCCTGTTGTTTGATTTATTAACCAAGCATTATTACTTCCATCATATCCAATTTGACTACCTGTTGCAGAACCTCCTGATTGATAATTCCAAACACCATTGCTAAAGTCATTAGAATAAGTCAAAAGATTCTCTCTACCCTTTTCAATTAGTCCATTAACGTCTACTCGTGACGCAGACAAATTAGATCCCCTATTAAAAGTAAAATCAGCAGGTAATTGATCAACTTCTACGACTGATATGTTGTCTATTGATAATTGACCACCTTGACCATAAATTCCACCATATATGACAAAATTATTAGTATTACCACCACCTTGAACGTATTTAGTATATGTTCCAGTTTCAAAACCTAAATATATATTTGAGCCACCACCTAATAAAAAATGTGAATTGCCTCTTGTGTAAGAAGTTATAGTATATGTTATTTTATAAAATCCATTTAAATTTGAACTACTTATTGTTTGCTGAACATTTTGATTTGTGTTACTATCAAAAGATAAAACACCATTAGCTATTGTTATAGAGTTATTATCTCCTGCATAATATTTAGTCCAATCACTATCAGTTCTAAAATCTCCGTTAGTTACTAATTCGGTACTAATAGGTTTTGGCTTAGGTTTTAGATTATACAACTTGCCATCCTTGATAGCACTAGGTATCATTACTAAACTTGCGTCATTGTATAAATTCATAATAAGTCGTTTAATTCGTTAATAGTACACGTTCTTGCTTCTGCATCGCCTCCATCGGTTTCGCATCTAAGATCATATGCCTCAAACAATAGTCTACCTGCATCGGCTTGTGGGAATGTTCTGAGTTTTCTAGATACACACTCGAACGCTTCTATATATCCCCCATCTTCTTCTGCTCTGTTTCTTAGTTCAGCAGGATCTAGTATGTAGAACATTGCTGATCCCCAACCTATTGAGTTAGTGAACGCACTACCGCTACCCCACCAAGTAGATCCGTATATCGATCCAAAACCTTTTTCGTTAATTGCCATTACGATTATTTTTATTCATTATTTGCCACTTGTGGATTGTATATCCTATAGTGACTATTAACAATACTAATTTTAGTATTACATCTACATCTGTTAGACTAATGCTAAATGCACTAGCGTTAAATAAGTATACCTTCAAATCTTTTAACTCCATTTTTTTTCCTCTTCCTTGTCGCACGTTTGTGTTTTATTTAAGTACCTCATCAACAACTGAACGTTCTTAGACTTAGGTTTACTTTTGCGTTTTTTTTTCATAACACCCAACCTGTAAAGTCTGCCGTTGTATCTGGGAACATATCCTCCTGTTGATTTGAGTTGTACTCTGGAAACAAACTGCTATTGTTACATATATAATCTAAAAATCTCCTAGTATAAAATTGAGCAAAGTTTCTATGCTTGTCAATTAAATAGTCTACCTCAACCTTTTCTGGTATTTCAGCATTCTCACTAGTGTGTTTGAATACACCTTTGTTCTGTATACTAAACGATGCAAAAGGAATATAGTCGACCATTGCGTAATGAATCAACATATCCTTCAAATAGTCGTTTACTAGATTATAATAATTTGGGTTGTCGTTTTCTGTTAACGTACCTGCTATGATTAATTCCTGTATTTTTTCTAACAGACTAGTACCCAGATAGTTCTGAATATGGATCTCCTGTGCTATACGTATAAACTGAACGAATTTGTCCGTGTCGACATTTCCGTCAATGATTGTATTTTTTACTAGATCTGTTCTGCTTATTAATAATGCTGTTGCCATAATTATTTTTTTGAAGGATAACGTCCTCTATCTGCTCTGTCTCTCTCTACTTGTTGTGATCTAGCAGAACCTCTTGGCTTTGCTTCGTACGATTTTGGTATTGTGTCTACCTCTTCAAACTGATTCATATTGCCTGTATCTTTACGATACGATCCGTCAGTCTTTTTCTTAAGTCTGTACAATACCTCTTCCCAATAGTGACCACAATTAACTCCGCCTTTGAATTTAAATAAATCGTATGGCTTTTGCTTGTGTCCAAATCTTCTGTTTACTCCATCTCTACTCGCCTTGTCAATGTCCTCTAGTCGATATACTTTGTTTCTAGCCATCATTGCTTTACAGAATTTACGTGTGTTACCACTTGAGTACTTTTCTGCATAACGATAGCGTACTTTATAAAATGATTTATCTAAGTAACTGAACCCACTCGGCTTACTAGTAATTGTATTTGCTAGTTTTTGAAGTGCTGTTTCTTTTGGTTTGATATATTGTGATGCCCAATCTTCTTTTGACTCGTTAGAATCGCTGTATGGACGTGTAGCAACCTCTTCCCACTCGTTTGTTACTACGTCTGGCAGTAATTCGCCTAATATACCTAAGTACTCATCATCAGACAACTCTATTTGTCCTGTTTCCTCAGCTGATAACTTAGCTAACTGCTGATTTACTCCCTCTTCTACTTTTTGACCAGTTTCTTCTTCACGTGTTTCCTCGTCAACTACATTTTCTAGATCAATAAACTCTAGTGGCTGTAACGTTTTGAAATATAAGTTAAGACTGATACTGTTATATGCTAGTATCTGATCGAATGCGTCAATAAGTAAGTTTTGTAATGGTCGGATAACTACGTTGTCCATTAATGTACTAGCAGTCTTTAATTCCTCTGCATTGTTTCCTAATCCTGTCTGATCTTTGATCCCTAACAACATAGGACTAACAACTCTATGTGATACCATAATCTTTCTCATACTCTCATCACTAAGGAATTGGTATTGATTATGTGCGTCACTTAATTGTACTGGCTCTATTGAAGCCGCTGTATCTGCGTTTTCGTTAAACGATAATATAAATCTACCTGCGTTACTAGATCCACTGAATTTTTGTAGTATACGTTGTTCAATGTTTGCACGTTCTTCCTCGTTTGGTACACCATTGTTAAAATTAACTAACATACTAGGTGCTAGACCATTCATAATATTGTTGAGGTGGTAATTACTTATTTCCTCTTCTAACTCTGCGTATTGTAGTCCTCCTTGATAATCTACAGGACTATAATAATAGTAACCTGCTACATATGGTCTAACATAGAATATCTCAATACTCTCGTTACTAGTACCAAAAGCAGGTATACGTTGTAACTCTTCATTCGGTTTTATAGTACTCCAATCAGAACAATAATAGAATCCTTCGATCTCTCCATCCTCATTACATTTTTCCATAGCCAATGTCTCAACTGGCATATGTTCTACCTGTGCAATAGTTTTTCTGTCTTTAGAATAAATTACTTGAATAGCACACTGCCCCATAAGTTTAAGATCGTATACTAGTTTACGTACACATTCCTTATTTAATAGTGTTACTGCCTTTGCGTATTCTTCTGGTTTTTTGTTGCTATCTGTTGCATCCAGTCCTTTACCATATACCATTTGACTGATACCATTGATCACTGCATTATTTGTAGGCGATCCTGTGTACCTCTCAATGAGATATTTAAAGTAACTGTTCTTTGATCCATAGGTAACATAGTTATCTCGCTTGTCTACCTTGATCTCTGGTGCAGTATAACTGTTTAATTGAATGATCTTTATTTCGCTCATATTACAATATTATGTAGTCGTTCTGACTCTCAGTTTCTGTATAAGTGTTATCATTGATACTATAAGTATCGTCATCGATTTGGTTAATAGTCTGATCTGTACAGAACATACGCCCACGATACAATAACTTGTCTGGATCTGCTACAAGACTATCAGCACCATATATTTGTATATTAACAAACTGACCTTCTTTTATTTTAAGGTTGGTTTTGTCTGTTGCTGTAACAGTAAGTTGTAAAGCATTATCTGTATACGTCGCTGATTGATTTGTAGTACGTACTATTTCGTCTGTCGATACGTTAGTGTAAATAACAGATACATACGCTTTTTCTAATCTCGGTATAACTTCGATAGTACTAGATCCAGTTGTACTTATAATTTCCATACTTATATAACAATACAAATTACACACTTGGTGCATATGTACAAAAAAAGGGGATACTGATGTACCCCCTCTAGTTGATTAGCAACTTATTGCTTACGGATTAATTTGTGATGTACTTATAGTGAAGTCACTTGCTAGTGTTCCTGTATAGAAGTTAGCAGGTTTCTTTTCCATCCCTTGTAGCGTAAGTGTATAACCACTCAAGTCTCCCATTGCCGCTCCTGTTACAATAGTACCTCCGTTACAATCCATTCCATATTCCAATCCTCCTACGAAGATGTTACCATTGTTATCCTCTACAAAGACTTTAGGTCTAGAGGTTGCCAATAATGCTATTTCATCGTGCGTTTCTTTATCTAGTTTCTTAAACTGTAATGTTAAAACTTGATCGTAAAACGTAGTGCCGTTTTCTCGGCTTGATGTTATTGTCTGTTCGAAAGAACTAGTACCTTTTAAGTCATACTGGTATATTGATCCTGTACTAGTGATTCCTGTAATCTCTTGACTATCTGTAGCAAAAGTCACGTCACTATATTCAAAAATATCAAAATCTCCGAAGTACACTTTAGTCAATCCACCTACTGAATCTTTACAAGGTTCTGTTCTTCCTGTTGTTAAATTACACGCCATATCTTTTCTAATATAAAAAAGGGTAGGCAAGACTATTCCAACCTACCCCTTTGGTTATTACTTTACTTTATTAAGAATATAGTACAGTGTCTGCACCAATTCCGTGTTGTACTCCTGCTGTAAATCTCATTACAACTCTTACTTGTTGAGATCCATCGATATCAGCCATATCAATAACTTTCACTAAGTTATGATCTGCTAAAAGACCAGTACCGAAGTATAAGTTAGATTTTTGAGCCGCAATAGCAGTGTTATCAGCAAGACCATTTGCAACAGCAATCTTTACTCCGTCAAATGCTAAGTTCTCGCCCATTCCGTACCACATAGTACCTTTGTTATCTACACCATTTGCACCTGCGTTGTTTGCGATAGATCCAAATCCACCTAATGCACGTACATATGCTCTAGCGATGTTTTGTGATACATAGATAAACATATCGTCATTTCCGTAAACAGCAGATGGAATAGCATCTACAATTTTACCTAACTCGTCAATTACGTTAGACGCTGTTACTGTAGTCCCTGCTACGTCGTTAACAGTTCCGTCAGCAGTTAGTCCTGCAGTGAATCCTTGAAAAGATCCTGTTCCTGCCGCTCCAGACCAGATTTTTTGCTCTACGAATTGTGCTACTTGCTGTGAAGCGTGAGCGATTAAAAAGTCGCTAAACTTTGGAGGCAAGTTATCGAATGCAGAGTATCCCATTTGTACTGCTTCCCAATCGTCTTTGAATTGAGTTTTACAAAGCGTTAGGTTTTGTTGGAATTCTTTTGGCTCAAGAATTTTCTCGTCCAAAGAGATATCAGCTGTATCTACAAATCCACAAGAAGCGTCAGCAATACTAGACGTATCTGTAGCAAATGTTTTTAATACTGATTTAAATTTTACGTTTGGCTTAACAGTGATAAGACCATTTGCCAAAGTGTTACCAGACAAAAGTGCCGCAGAAATATATTCTCCTGCAAACTCCCCTGCGTAAGTAGTTGTGATTGTTGGTTGTGACATTTTTTCTTAGTTTTTTTATATTAATTATTAATGTTACTGATTTTGTCTAAGATTCGATCCATAGCTGTCATTCCTTTACGCTTTGTACCGATCTTTTTTAAGTTAACTGATTTGTTTGCTTCTGGGTTGTGCTTTAGAGGTTCTGACGCAGGTTTTGATAATTCTGCTTTTAATTCTACCTCTTCTTCAGTCTCTTCAGTTACTTCTTCAGAGGAAAGTTCTTCTTTCTCTTCTTCCTCTTCTAAATTTTCATCTTCCTCTTTTTTAGGATCTACCATTGCCTTGACCTCTTCGATCATTTCTTTTACTTCGGCTACGGCTTCTTCTAGTTCTTCTTTAGAGGCGTAGTTCATTTCTACCTTTTCTTCTTCTTTTACGATTTCTTCTTCCATTGATTCTTCTTTTGGTTCTTCTTCCTTTTGTCCTATT